CAACCTCATCGACCTTGTTTACAGCCTTGATGGTGCAGCTCGTCTGCTCCCAGGTTGTGGCTTCATGATGAACGGCAAGTCAATCGGTCAAGTTCGCAAGTTGAAGGACACCGCAGGAAACTACGTGTTCCAGCCAAGTCTTTCAGCAGACGCACGTGACATGTTGCTCGGCAAGCCAATTTATGAGAACCCGTCAATGGCCGATGTTGCCTCTGGTACGAAGAGTGTGATTTTCGGTCACCTTCCTTCGTACTTCGTGCGCACGGTGGGCGGTCTTCGTTTGGATCGTTCCGATGACTTCGCATTCAATGCTGGTCTCGTCACGTTCCGTGCGACATTCCGTGTCGACGGCGATTTGCCACAGACATCACACATCAAGCACCTCCTCCAACCATAAGTTGAGGTAGTGCAACCGATAGCAATATCGGTGTAAGTTTGAGGGTAGGTCGAACACGCAGGGCGACCTACCCTCATTCATTTTCCCCCTGCGACCTGCGAAGGAGAAGACGGTGCCGAATGCTCGTCATAATCAAAAACACACCGGTAGAACTACCAGACCTGGAAGCAGAGATATTGCTCCGGTGGGGAGTAGCCAACTTGCCAGAGCAAGCAGACCTTCCTCTGCCGAATCGTTACGAATCCTCTGGTACTCGAACGCCCCGTTCGCCCCAACAGGGTACGGAACCCAAACAGCGCAAGTCGTCCAAAGGCTCACCAAAAACCACGAAGTAGCAATCCATGCGATGTACGGCATTGAGGGCATGGCTTCTATTTGGAATGGGATAAAGCTTTACCCAAGAGGGATGTCACCATATTCGGATGATGTGCTGGTTGCGCATTGGATGGATTGGGCTAATGGCAATCGTGATATTCCTGCGATGTTGATGACGTTGTTTGATGTGTGGGTGTTGAAGTCACCTTCGTTGGATCAGGTTCCGAATATCGCTTCGTGGGTTCCGATTGACCATGCGCCTTGCCCGCCTGCTGTGATTGATTGGTGTAAGCGTCCGAATGTGAAACCGATTGCGATGTCTAAGTTTGGTTTGGAGATGTTGCAGAATGCAGGTGTAGATGCGATGTATGCACCTCATGCGTTCGAGGATGTGTTCGTTCCTACACAGAAGTTGGCTAATGGTCGTGGTGAGTTCACCGGCAGACAGCTCATGGAGGTTGATGAGGACAGGTTTGTGGTGATGATGAACGCTGCGAACAAAGGTCAGAACCCTTCACGCAAATCTTTTGGTGAGAACATTCTGGCTTTCGCAATCTTTGCTCAAGACCGTCCTGATGCTTTGCTGTATTTGCATACTGAGCGTGATGGTGCGATGGGTGGTATCAACCTGGTGCATCTCCTGGAGGCGTGTGGTGTGAAGCCTGAGCAGTACAAGATTGTTGACCCGTATGCGTATCGGACTGGTTTCCCTCAGCAAGCGTTGGCTGCGCTGTACACCGCTTCGGATGTGCTGTTGGCTTGCTCGATGGGTGAGGGTTTCGGTATCCCTGTTATCGAGGCTCAGGCTTGCGGTACACGGGTCATCGTTTCGGACTACACCGCTCAACCTGAACTCGTTGGCGTTGGGTCAGCTGTAGCGATCCAACCGTTCTGGGATAGCCATCAGAAGTCATGGTTCTGCACCCCACAGGTACCGTCCATCGTGGATGCCCTGATTGAGGCCTACGAGGCTCCTAGAGGCGTGAGCGATGAGGCTGTGGCCTTTGCTGACCAGTATCGGGCTGACAAGGTTTTTGACGCTTACTGGAAGCCAATCATGAAAGAGTTGACCTCATGGTGCCAGTCATCATCGTCCCCGTCCTAAACAGGTACGACCTACTAGAACGCTGCCTACAGTCCATCGACTATCCGGTGGAGACACTCATCGTCATTGACAATGGTGGGCAGTCCACGTTGCATGATTGGCCTTGGGTGATTGACCGTCGTCATGTCAAGAACTATCACGTGTGGTCTATGCCTACGAACCTTGGTGTCGCCCCATCATGGAACCTCGGTATCAAAGCAACCCCTCACGCTGACGGCTGGATACTGCTGAACTCTGACGCATACTTTGAGCCTGGACAGTTGGAAGTTTTCTACAACGATTGTCAGCCTGATTCGGTGACGTTGACTGAGGCGAAGCCTGGTTGGTGTTGTGCGTGGATTGGGTCTGAGGTTGTTGCCAAGGTTGGTTTGTTTTCGGAATGTTATGTTCCTGCCTATTTCGAGGACAACGATTTTGAGGAACGTGCGAAACGGGTCAACGTGCAGTTCTGGTCTTCGGATGCTGGGATAGTTCACGACAATTCTTCTACGATTAAATCTGCATCAGAGTTAGAAGAACGTAACGCAAAGAGCTTTGCATCCAATGCTGCACTTCATTTGATGCGCTGGCAATCAGGTCTACCTGATGCCGGACATTGGGACTTAACACGACGAAGGGAACTCGGATGGGACTAAGAGAATATGACCCAATGGACGACTACGAGAATCTCCATGAAGGCGAGACCATCTATGTTCTCGGCTCAGGAGCAACACTCGACTATCTAACACCAGACTTCTTTGACGACAAGGTAACCATCGCAGTCAACTTCGTTGGCTCAGTATTTGGGTTGAAGGGTTACTACTGTTTCAGTCATTATCACGAAGACGCTCAGCATGAGGCGAAGCGTGAGGATTGTATTGGGGCGTTTACTCCTGAGCGTGAGCATGGTACCGATGGGGTGTTTGCTGGGTGTGCTGGGAATCTGACCACGTTCGGTACTCGTACCGGTAGACCTGGGACATCGTTTGATCCACACGGTAAGGATTGGCCTGTGTTGTCAGGGCAGTTGACTATCGGGTCTTCGAGCATTCATGGGGCGATGCACTTGGCAGCGCACATGGGGGCGAAGTTCATTGTGTTGGTTGGGGCTGACTGTGGTTCGTTGGGTGGGCATGACAGGGTTGACGGTTATGTGCCTGGTGATTCGCATTGGGCTTTGTATGAGATGCACCTTCGAGCGATGAAGCAACGGTTGTGGGATGTGTATTCATGTCAGGTGTATTCGTTGAATCCGTTCGTGAACTATTCCCTTGAGGGTGTGCCGTATCGTGGTGCAGCGTCAATCAACTAGAATCGGGACACCATGACGATCACTAATGGCTACGCAACCAGAAACCAAGTGAAGGCAGCTCTCCGCATTGGAACGGCTGACACCCTTGATGACGACTTGATTGATAACTGTGTTGGTGCAGCATCACGTCTGATTGATGGTTATTGCAACCGTCGCTTCTGGCAGTCAGGCACAGCAGAGGCAAGAATCTTCCAAGCAGAAGATTCGTTCTACTGCTCGATTGACGACATCGCTGGAACAGCGTTGACATTGAAAAGTTCCACTCAGGCTGACGGAACTTTTGACTTGACATGGAGTCGTTCCGATTATCAGCTTGAACCGTTGAACGGAAACCTTGACGGATTGACTTGGAGTTACGACAAGATTCGTGCTGTTGGCGATTACCTATTCCCAACGGTGAATGCGAACTATGGTGAGCAGGCTTTGGTTCAGGTGACTGCTGTGTTCGGTTGGCCTTCGGTGCCGGAGCCAATCACACAAGCCACAATCATCCAGGCTTCACGCATCTTCAAACGCTACGACTCTCCACTCGGTGTGGCAGGCTTCGGTGACTTGGGTGCGATTCGTGTGTCTCGCTTCCTTGACCCTGATATGGCTCAGCTAGTCGAACCGTATCGTCGTATGCGGATTTTTGCATGAGTTACTCAGTCACCGAAATCAAGACAGGTATCTCTAACGCTCTAGCCACGATCCCAGGCTTACGGGCTTACGCCCAGCAACCAGACAATATCAATGCTCCCTTCGCTTGGCCTATGTTGGAATCAATTACCTACAACGGGGCGATGCGTGGCGGGCTAATTACCTATGTGTTTACGGTTTCCGTATGTGTGGGTAGGTCTGCTGAACGTACAGCTCAAACTGCGTTAGATGGCTATTTGTCTTACGAGAGTGCAACTTCGGTTCGTGCAGCGTTAGAAGCTGACAGGTCTTTGGGTGGGGTGGTGTCCAATCTGTTGGTTGAGTCAGCCTCAAATATCGCCACTATGGATGGGAACGATGCGACCTATCTGATGGTTGACTTCCGTGTGGTGGTGTACGCTTAGTCTGTTGATTCGTCGTCCTGCTGGCGTGTAGAGTTTTATTAGTTAATCTTCGAGTGCCGTGAGGCAGGAGTA